CACTCTTATATCTACTTGGCAGATTTTAAATTTCATGTGTTTCCTTGCCTTATTTATCTTTGATTATAATAAGAGTTTAGTTGCTTTAACACATGGTTTCGGTGTATAAATACAATAACACTGGGGAAACTCCAGTTCTATAGACCGCCCCAGCGGACGTTGCAGAGACTATAGAACGAAGTACTGCACATACAAGGATTTATCATGGCAAATACCACATTTTCTGGCCCAGTCACTTCGACAAATGGATTTATCGGTAGCGTTACAGGTAGCGTTACAGGTAGCGTTACAGGTCCTGTTGTAGCAACCACTCTTTCAGCCTCTGGCGCTGTTATCCTTTCAGGCTTACCTACTAGTGACCCTACTGTTGCGGGTCAGCTATGGAACAACCTTGGCGTTTTGAACGTATCAGCAGGTTAATAGCTCTTAACTTACTAGGAGCTCACCATGAGTTTTGCAAGCAATATTTCGTCAGTCAGTAAGACTGCAACTGCACAAGCGGTCAATGGTCGTTCTCGTTTGGCGGGTGTGTATTTTACACACTCGGCTACTCCTGCTACGCTTACTTTAAAGAGTGGCGGAACAGGTGGTACGGCTTTGTTTACATTGACCTCACCCGCTACAGCAGGCTCTCAGGATATGATAATTCCTGACAATGGCATTCTTTTCACAGATGGCATCCACTTAACATTAAGTAGCACGGAAATCACAAGCGTTACCTTGTTATTTGTCGGTGGCGCTGCAGCATAATGCCTAAAGGCATGGGAATCAAAACCTCTGTTAAGTCGGGTAATTTTCGCCCGACTAAGCAAGGGGCGGGCATGACCAAAAAAGGGGTAGCCGCCTTTCGTAAAGCAAACCCTGGCAGCAAACTACAAACTGCAGTGACTGAGGACGAGCCCACTGGGACTCGCGCTGCGCGGAAAAAGTCTTTCTGTGCACGGTCAGCGGGTCAGGCTGAGAAGTTCCCGAAGGCGGCTAAGGATCCAGACAGCCGACTCAACCAAGCACGTAAAAGATGGAAGTGTTAAACCATGGAAATGATGATATGGAATCTTGTACTCTCCTCTCTGGTGGGTGTTATGATTTGGGTACTTAAGGAAAAGTTTGTCGAGCTTGATCGCTTGGGTATTTTAATAAACAAGACTCGTGAAGAGATTGCAAGAGAACACATTACACGGAGAGAAGTTAGAGATGACATGGAAAAACTCATCCAGAGGTTTGAAGACGGGTTCCAACGATTGGAGTCAAAAATTGACCGACTGGTGGAAGAAAGAGGCCACGCAAGAGACCGCTAGATTAGGTGTTTTGAGTGTACCGAAGAAAGATAAGAAGTACCCTTTGAAAGAAGAATTTTTAAAAAACTTGAAAGCAACCAAAAGGAGTTAATCATGGCTGGTCGTGGAATGGGTGCTGCTACTAAAGGCGGCGGAGCAGTAGGTAGTGGTCCAAAGAACAAAATGTTGGAAACAAAGTCAAAGACAACAGGTCCTGTAATGATGGCGAAAGGCGGGATTACTAAAGGCTATGCAGGCGGTGGCATGATGACTAAAGGTTATGCTGCAGGCGGTGCTGCAATGAAGTCAAAAGGCGCTGCGATGGGTGGTGTGATGAAAAAGAAGAAGTCAGGTAAATAATGGCCTACTTAAACAGCAACATACCCTACTTTAAGTGTTGGGTTCGGCGAGAGTTTACAAATATGCACCAGAAGTATCAAGGTGAGTATTTGCACGCTTTAGCCGTTGCTGTGACAACCATGCCTGACCGTTGTTTAAGTTTTCAGTTAGTCTTCACAGGCTGTGAAAGCCATGCAGATGATTCTGAGAACATACATGGTGGTGCGATGTGGGCGAGAATGCCCATTACCGCTCTTGTGGGGGATATTCCACTTGAGAAGTGGCCCGAGAGGATGCCTACACATTTAGTGCAACCTTGGGATTGCCCTTCACACAACCACTCTGTTATTAAGTTTGAAAGAACATCCCCCAGCCCTTGGATTTGCAAGATTGGGGGCGAGTTTTACACGGGTCGTTATTTGTTTACGGTAGATTATGCGGAAAGTGAAGTAGCGGATTGTCCTGCTCAACACAAGCAGAGTCATGTGTTGGTTTTAACCGATGCGGGACCGTGGACCGGGAACATTGTCGCATTACCCAATAACCGTGTTCGTGTGACGAGCCCCGCGTTTTGGGAAACAGGCAAGGGTGCACCAGACTTTAAACCTAGTCAATGGATTCATTGTGCTGAGCAAGACGATACGTACATGGACCCAACGGTGACATTTGACAACCTTTATAGTGACAATAAAAAATGACAACTTCAGGGACAACGAGCTTTAATCTCCAGATTGATGATCTGATAGAGGAAAGTTTTGAGAGAGTCGGGATGCGGATGACCACTGGTTATCAGTTAACTAGCGCTCGGCGGTCCTTGAACCTTTTATTTTTAGACTGGGCAAGCAGGGGATTAAACCTTTGGACAATTGAGCAAGCCACCTACCCTCTTGTTAAGGGTTCTAGAGAACTTGCTTTGGCGAACGACACGATCAACGTGTTGTCAGCGGTTGTCCGCTTGTTGAACTCAGGGCCTTCAACAGATATTTCAATAGATCGAATCAGTCGTGAAGAGTATTTAAACGTACCAGATAAAACAACAGAAGCGCGTCCTTCTCAGTACTATGTACAGCGCTCTAACCCCACCACGGTGTTTTTGTACCCCGCTGCGGATCAAGACTACACTTTTGTGTACTACCGTATTCGTCGCATTGAGGATGCAGGGGATTACACTAACACAGCGGATGTTAACTACCGATTCCTGCCTTGTTTGGCGAGTGGGTTAGCTTACATGCTGTCATTAAAGTATGCACCTGAGCGTGCTGCAGCGTTAAAACAGATATATGAAGAGGATTTTCAAAGGGCTGCATTAGCGGATCGCGACACAGCAAGTGTTCACTTTGTTCCTGACGTAGGATATTAATGTGGCATATGCAACAGGCAAACACTCTCTCGCCCTCTGTGATTATTGCGGACAACGCTATGACTATAACGTTTTGCGCAAGAACTGGCGTGGATTCATGGTCTGTCCTGAAGACTATGAGCCCAAAGAACCACAGCTCGAGCCTCTTAAATACCGTGGGGATGCGATTGCATTGCGCAATCCTCGCCCAGATCGCATTGAACCGGTTTCAGTATTTGTTGGAGCGCCTGGGTTTTCAGCGTTCCAGAGTTTGGGAAGCGCCAATGGTGGCACAAACATGCAACCCTATCCGATATCTAAAGCGGTGGTGGGAGTGGGTAGTGTTGGATCAGTTACGGTGGTGACCTCATGACATATGACGAACTCGTTACGAATTTACGCAATTACACTGAAGTAGATGATAATGTCTTCTCCCCTTCGGTAATAAACACGTTTATTACTATGGCAGAAAATCGTATTCTGCGGGATATTGACCTAGATGTGTTTAAAGTAGAGGCTGCTGCAAATATGACAGCAGGCAATAAGTTTCTAACTGCACCGAGCGACATCTTGACTCACCGATACATCATGGTGACTTCAGGAACAGAACAAGTGTTTCTTGATTTCCGTGACACGTCATTCATGAAAGAGTATTGGCCTAATGGGGTGGAGACAGGCGTGCCAAAGTACTACTCTGTCTGGAATCAAAATACATTCTATTTAGCACCTACCCCAAACGCTGCTTTTGTAGTGGAGCTCGGGTATATATACCGCCCCCCACAGCTTTCTGCTTCTAATCCTACCACTTGGATCAGCATAAATGCTCCTGAAGCACTGTTATACGCTTGCTTAATCCAAGCTTACAGCTACACTAAAGGACCGTTGGAGATGCTTCAGTACTTTGAAAATAGCTATAAACAGGCTGTCCAAGGTCTAGGTATTGAGCAACAAGGTCGTCGTCGTCGTGATGAGTATCGAGATGGTATGATTCGTTTACCAATCAAATCAGAGAGCCCCGGACCATGAACCTAGGACATACGCCTGTACTGTTGAACAAGGTAACTATTGCCACCACAAGCAACAGAGGGCATACGCCTGAAGAGTTAGCAGAGCGCATGGTGGACAAGATTATCAGTGTTGGGAATAACTCCCATCCCGCTATTCGTGAGCAAGCAATTGCTTTCCAAGGCGCAGTTAAACAAGTAGTATTACTGTATTTGAAAGAAGCAGTTGCTCAAAATAATGCCACGTTAGCTTATAAGCTAAAACAAGCAGGACATTCTAATTTATTACACCTTTTAGGGGAATAGTATGGCTTTCACAGGAAATTTCATGAGTACAAGTTTCAAGGATCAAATCTTGGAAGGTGTGCACGACTTTCGTAGTGCAGGGGGCGACACTTTTAAACTTGCATTGTACGACAACAGCGCATCATTTACTGCTGCAACGACTGCATATAATGCAACTAATGAAGTAGGTGATTCAGGTTCCTATGCATCGGGCGGGGGCACACTTACAAACGTTTCTCCTACTACCAGTGGCACAACTGCGTTCACTGACTTTGCTAATTTGTCGTTTACTAGCGCCACAATCACTGCTTTTGGCGCATTAATTTATAACACCACGCCTAATCATACCTACACAAACCCAACGGTTTGTGTGCTTGATTTCGGTGGTGCTAAGACATCAACAAATGGCACGTTTACTATTATTTTCCCCACTGCAGATGCCACTGACGCTATTATCAGAATCTCCTAATAGGACGATAATGTGTCAGATGTACGCATCGCGCTTGGAGGTTTCGGATCCGAAGGCTGGGGAGTTGCAGCTTGGGGAGAAGGTAGCACATCTGTCTCGGCAACGGGAGAGGTGGGTTCTGTTGCGGTTGTCGTAGATGCGAATGTTCTTGCGGTAGGTGTTCAAGGAAGTAGTCAGGTTGGTTCGGTTTTTGTTCGAGTTGAGGCCCTTGTTCCTGTAGTAGGAGTAGAAGCGACAGGACAAGTAGGCAGTGTACAGACAACTGGAACAGCCAACGTACAGGTTGAGGGTGTTGCAGGGGCAGGACGAGTAGGTTCGGTACAGGTTACTGCATCTTCATTAGTTTCTGTTACAGGGGTCTTTGGTAGTGGAAAAGTAGGGTCTGTTGGTATATCAGGTTCCACTAATGTACTGATTACAGGGGTTACAGGAACAGGACAAGTAGGATCGGTGTTCGTTGCTGCCAATGCTGACGTATTTCTCGTAGGCGTACAGGCACAAGGACAAGTAGGTTCGGTACAGGTTACTGCATCTTCATCTGTTCTTGTTACAGGAGTCTTTGGTAGTGGACAAGTAGGGTCTGTTGGTATATCAGGTTCCACTAATGTACTGGTTACAGGCGTTACAGGAACAGGACAAGTAGGATCGGTGTTCGTTGCTGCCAATGCTGACATCTTTGCAGCAGGTGTAGAGGGATCAGGGCAAGTACAAGGGGTTGTAGTTGATGTCATAACGCCTGTGCCTGTAGTTGGAACAAGTGCTCTTGGGCAAGTAGGCAGTATCTTTGTTAGCGCGAATGCAGATGTTAGCGTAACAGGGGTTACAGGGGCAGGACAAGTAGGATCGGTGTTCGTTGCTGCCAATGCTGACGTATTTCTCGTAGGCGTACAGGCACAAGGGCAAATAGGTTCGGTACAGGTTACTGCATCTTCATTAGTTTCTGTTACAGGAGTTTTTGGTAGTGGACAAGTAGGCGGTGTTTTTGTAACAGCATCGCTAGATGTTGCAGTCACAGGCGTCTCAGCCTCTGGTTTAGTTGGATCCGTACAGCACACAGGAAATGCAAATGTATTTCTTGTAGGCGTACAGGCACAAGGGCTTATCAATCCTACTGTTGTCTGGGGAATAATTGATGACAGCCAGGTCGCAAACTGGGAAAATGTAGAAGATGGGCAGAGCAATAGTTGGACAACAATTGAGGACTCACAGGCAACTGTCTGGAGTAAGATAGCAGCGTAAAGGAATAACATTATGACAATTAATTACACCACCTTATTGGGTCTTGCCCAACCTGTTACAGGTACTGAAGCTAATACCTGGGGAACTGTTGTTAACGACAGTGTCACGGCTCTTGTTGAATCCTCCATTGCAGGTTCTGCTACTGCGGGAGTGACTGCAGGGGACTGGACATTGACGACTACGGGATCGGGAGCCGCGAACCAAGCTCGCTCTGCTATTTTAATCCCTACAGGCACGCCAGGCGTGTCCCGCAATATCATCGCCCCCTCTTCAAGCAAAGCGTATATTGTTGATAACCAATCTAATGCTGCGGTCGTAATCAAAGGTGTGGCAACCACAGGCGCTACTATTGCAACGGGCACGACTGCTTTAGTTGCTTGGGATGGCGCAGACTTTGTTCTTGTGTCTCAAGCTCTGGCTAATGCCACTGGTGTTTTGCCCGTGGCTAAAGGTGGCACAGGGATTACCTCGTTTGGCACGGGCGTTGCAACAGCATTGGGGCAGAACGTTACGGGTTCGGGGGGCATGGCGTTAAGCACTTCCCCAACCTTGAC